TGACCGGTGTGCCTGTGCTCCCGCCGATTTCTAATTTTGTGCCTTGAGACTCGATCGCCATAATTTAGTCCTCCTGTTTTTTTTAATTCTCTGTGTGCCAAATTGTGAAATCCATTATTGTTCTATGTACCTTCAATTCCGGTTCGTAGATATCCCGCTCGCTGTCGAGCAGGCACGATCCTATTTTTACGCCGCTGACGATCCCTGTGTATCCATCAAGTGCTTTCCTGATCGCCTCCGCCAGTTTCTTTGCCCCACCATACGTTGCGTCCCATGCTTCGACTTGCATGCGTGGGTTTGCAAGTCCTGAAGGGCCTTCCAGATGGTGATCTCTCGGGCCGCTTATCTTCGCGTAGAGTATCAGCGGGCAAGTTGGGTTCTGGGGGATCATTACCGGATAACAGCGGGCAGTTATAGCTTTGACTGCTGCATCATTCACCAGTATTGATCTGATCGCCGTCTCTATCATCTCATCCTCATCAATCCAGCTTTTTGCTTGGCAGTTAACGTGCCCTTCTCGGCCTTTTTCACAAGGAGCCGCGCAGACCGCTGTATCGACTTCCACAGCTCTTCTTTCAGCCTGTTCATTGCCACCGTTTTATTTGCGTCCCACGCCGTCCTGAGAAACGGCATGGCCGGGATGTAACCCCGATATGCGCCGGACTTCGTGTATCGTCGGCCGGTTCCAAATTCGAACAGATGGCCCAGGGGATGGGATGGCCCTATATATCGCGTCACCGTCGTTCTATCTCTTGGCCCGCGCGGACGCTGCGATTTCTTCAGCTGGCCGATTTTTATCGAATCCGCTATTTTCTGCGATTCAAACGGCAACGCCTGCGCATTCTGTTTCGCCGCGTCCCGTATTGGTTCCGCCGCTTTCGTCAATGCCCGCCGGACAACGCTTTTCTTCATGCTCTCTGTGGGCAGTTGTTCAAGAGCCTTCACCAATTCGGCGAATCCGACTAATTTAAAAGTGAAAGCGTCTTTAGCCATTATTCTCCTCTCGCCGCTACAAGCAGTTCAAGCCCCTCACGCCTGCCAAGCTCCAACGCCGCATGTATGTCATATTCTCTGCCGTCTGCATCAGCCAGCCTGTCCAGCGGCCCGACGTCATCACGCCACCTGATACGGTACTTGCAGGTTATATTCGCAACCACCTGCTGGGCGTTCCATCGCTCGCCGCCTCTGAGTTCCAATCGTTCCGCCCATACCTGCGCCACGTCCTGCCATTCCGCAATTTCCTCGCCGAAGTCGTTGACAGTAGAGACTTTTTCCTTCAGCGTTACAAGCCGATCCATGCGCCCCGATCTCATCAGCCGAACCTCGTATGAATTGTATATTGTCTCAACAGACTATCCACGGCCGCGTTCAGATAATTCACCGACGCCCCGATAACCACCGTACCCCGGTGTTCGTAGAGATCACTGATCTTAAGCAGTATTGCCGATCTGATCCCCTCCGGCACATCTGCGGCAGTATCCCCGTATCCGGCAACGTAGGTCACCTTTATTGGCCGGTCAGGGTAGAGCGTGCCCGTCGGCCATGACTCCCCCGGCTTCAGGATCAAACGTCCCGGTTCGCTTGCCGTATCGGTGTCGAAGCCGGTGAAGGTGTTGTCATAGCCGGTGTCGCCCTGCAAACGATAGGTAATATCTGCCGATTGCAATGGAGGATACGGGATTACAATATCGCCGCCGGGCCACACATCAAGATAATACTCCCAGGTCTGTGTTATCAGCCGCCTGCCGATTTCCTGTTCTGTCTGTATTCGGGCCGTGGCAATGAGCCGGTCAAGGAGATCATCTTCAGTCGTGTAGGCCGCCGCCGCCGCAGCAGTTGCGGCAAGACGCAGATGAAGCTTCACGTCCCCTTTCGTGATCGGCTCTATTGTCGGGCCTGTTTTCAATGCCAGTTTCATATCTCCGCCATCGATGGGGAGGGGGCGACCCGGAGAGGTAGGCCGCCCCCTGTAAACATTACGTCCCTGTATCAGCGGGTAACGCAATGGCATAGACTTCGATTGCTCCTGCTGCTGATCCATCCGTGCCGTCCGTCACACCAATAACAAGAGCCTTCTCTTCTGCCAGCTCCCCGGCGAAGGTGTAAATTTCATTTTCAGACGGGGAAGCAGGATTCCCTCCGTGTCCTATGGTGGCATAGGTCACGGCATCGCCGTTTGTAATAGCGAAGATTGGTTTATTCGTCGTTGCGGCGAATGTCTCAGTGATCTTGACGATCAGCATGATAGCCCTATCGCCGTCGCCGGAGCCGTTTGCCGCGAGGACTTCTATTTTTGTCTCACTGGTATCATCTTCATGATCAGCTGCCGCCACGCCCGCTACCATCGTGCCGACAAGGGCAATGCCCGTGGTGAGCTGATCGGCGGTAACCGGAGAGCCGTCAAGCATCAATGCTCCCCCGGATTCAATGGTGATTTTTCCGCCATCGGCGACAACCAGCTCTTCGCCGCCCTGTTTTCTATATACTTTTGTTTGGTATCCCATCTCTCATTCCTCCGTATCCGGTGGCTTCCCCCCGGCGGCCCCGGATAAGACCGCCGGGAGTACCCACTTAAGGGCCGGGTTAGCTGATCGCAGGTACATCCAGAGGATGACCCTTGATCACATACAGACCGATTATGGCGTTCGTCGCCGCCGCTTCCCGGAGCTCGATCTTCAGAAAACGCTTGCCGCCGACGTATCCCACGGTGAAAACCGAGTCTTCGGCATTGATGACGGGTGTTTCCGGAATGCCGTCCGTGACTGTCCCCGCTCCGAGCAAATCTTTATCTTCGACGTAAGCGTAACTTCCGGCTGATCCTGTCCCGTCATCGTCAGCATGAGATATTCTGAACGACATGAAATTTGTTCCGTCAATCGTACCCGCGCCGGTTACCGCCATAATCAGACATGAATTGTATCCGGCAAGATCGATATCTTCATTGCTGGTATGAGCGGTAACGGCAACCGGAGCCATCACCACTGCTGGAACTATATGGTTGTAAAGGTCTTTCATTTCATTACCTCCTAATTTTTTTGTAGGGGGCATATTTCAGCCCCCTGTTATTAACTTGCCGATACCTTCAGCGCCTTAAGCGCGTCGTAGACGGTAATTCCCCCGCCAACGCGCTTCGTGGTGTAGAAGAGCACGTACGGTTTAGAGGAATACGGATCACGCAGAACTCTGATCCCCATCCGATCAACGATCAAATATGCCCGTCTGAAATTGCCGAAAAAGATCGGATATTTCCCCGCGCCGATATCATCCACGTTGTCATCGATCTCAACAGGCTTACCAAGCAGCACATTGGGCGCACCTTCGAGCAGCCCGGGCCGCCACAGGTAATTACCCTCGCCGTCCTTGAATTTTCTGATATGATTCTGTGTGGCGTCGTTCATGAGCCACGCGGCGCCATTCCGGTAGACGGATTTCAGGGCGTGCTGAAGGTCAAACAACTTGTCGGCATCATCAAACGCTGTTGTTTTCCCGGAAGCGATATAGCCAATCTTCCCCCACCCATAGGAAGCGTTTGCAACCGTAGTGTAAGCCGCAATGCCCTTCGGCTGTTCAACGCCATTGCCATGTATGAAGCTGTCGGCCTCTTTTTCATTAAACTCGATTGCCACCTCATCCGCCAGCCATGCCGCAACATCGATTCTCGCATCGTCAAGCAGGGTTTGCGTAGCCGCGGGCATTGCATACATTTCCTTCGTGTTGATAACGATTTCAGCCAGCGTTGGCGTTGTTGTTTCGGCACGACTGCCTTTTTCGCCGACCCAGCCTGAAGTGGCGCCGCCCTGATTCACCGGCTTCTTGTAAGTGTCGGTTCCGATAGTCATCACGGAGCAGATTCTTCGCATGGCCGATACCGTCTCGGCGACCCTCTCAATGGCCGTTTCCATTTCCTCGGGAACGAGGAACCCGCCGTCAGGATCGGAAAGGGTGGAGAGATTCGCCTTGATCTCCAGATCACGAAGCCCTGAATCAATACCCTTCCTAAACCACTTGTCGAATGCCTGCCTATGCTCGGACTTCGCCTGATCCAGTTCTGAATGCCCGCCGCCGAATGCGGGACGGTTAACAACCTTCTCCATGGCTTCTACTTGTCGTTTCATTTCAGCGAGATTGCTGATTTCGGCGTTGATTTTGTCAACTTTCTCGGCAAGAAGCGGATCGTTTTTTCCGGCTTCGAGTTCCTTCAGTCGCCTGTCATTCTCGGCCTTGAACTCCTCGAAGGTCTTGCCGAGGTCCATAATGAGGGCTTTTAATTCCATAGCTATTCTCCTTTTAATGTTTTTATCGTGTTGATTATCACTTTTGCCGAGTCCTCAACGTCCCGTTGAGCGCCTTCTCTGCGTCCCGCGAGGAAGGCTTTTGCTTCTTTCAGGGTCAGGCCCACGTCCCGTAAGGCCCGCTCCTTCTCTCTTTCGGTTGCTTCTCTCGTTTCATATTCCAACTCATCCGGCACACGGGCGAACATCGACAGATCGAACTTCGCCTTCGCCGCGCCTGCATCAAGCACTGTATCGATTAATTTGCGTTCTTTCGCCTCCTGAGCCGTAAACCATGTCTCGTCCTTCATCATCTGCTTTAGTTCGCGCTTGCCGATAGTTGACTTATCGTAGTAGATTTCAAGCAGATTCCCGCCGATCTTCTGTAAGATATCGGCAACTTCCCGGAGATCATATTGATTGCCCACCACAAGCGCCCATGGATCATGGATCATCATCATTGAGTTTTTGTGCGCCTGCGCTTCATCGCCTGCAAGGGCAATGGCAGAAGCCATTGAAGCGGCAAGACCTTCAATGCGCGTTGTAACTTTCGCCGAATGCTCACGGAGGGCGTTGAAAACGGCAAGTCCGTCAAATACATCGCCGCCGGGAGAGTTGATTCTGACAGTGATTTTTTCGCCCCGATAGTCCGACAATAAACGCACAAGATCAAAAGCGTCACTATACGGCCAGCCGATTACATCGTAGAGGATAATCTCCATTTCGTCGTCTGTCTGCGCTTCGATTTTATACCAGTCCGGCTTTTCAAGGGACTTGCCCCAGTATCTGGCCGTCGCCTCTGCGTTTTTTTGATTTCGATAGGCAAGTTTCACTGTTCACCTCCTGTATTGCTGCCCTGCCTCGTTGTGGATGTCCTGGTTCTATATTCATCGCCGCCATCGTAAGGATTCATTTCTAACAATTCGCGGCATTCATTCGGGCTGAGAATCTCCTTATCTATAGCCACCGCGAAAGAATCCATCTGCTCCTTGAAGCTCCCGCGTTGCAGTCCTTGCGCAACAAATTTCGCATAATGAGTCTTTTTTTGCTCTTCCGGCACAAGATCACGGAATATCGCTTTTTCAATCGATACTATCCAGGGCATTAGCCCGTAGACAACAAATCCGATAGAGAATTGCTCTGCGCTTGCATAGGTTGGTGTTTTGTCTTCGGAGGAGAGGAGCGTCAACGGCATGCCCATGAAAATGTCAACGATTTCCGACTTTTGATATTTTCTAAGCTCAATGAATTGTGAGTCTTTTGGATCAATGGTGATCTTCTGCGCCTTCATGCCCTCCTGAAGCAGCATGAGCCGGTGAGATTTGCCGAGCCCGCTGTACGATTCGGCCAGGGCGGAACTGAGATTTGCGTGTCCTTCTGTCGATAATTTACCGGGGTGTTCAACCATCATGCCGGGATGTGTGCCTTCTCCAAAGTATCTTGCGCCAAACTCCTCTGACGCCAGCCCCAGCGCAATTGATTCCCTGATATACTGGATTGGATTGACACCCAGGTAGCCGTTGATCGTCATGCCCCGGACGTGCATGATTTCGGATTGCGGCACGTCTGTCAAAGAGCCGTCTGGATACCTCGTTTTATAGATGAGCCTGTATCTGCCATCCTGTTTCACATCCTGTACAATCCCCGGCGCGAGGGGAATTAACTCGATGACACGCCCCCTGTAATTACGATTTTTGAGCGCGAAAAAATTGCCTCTGAGAACCAGATGATTAATTGCCATGCCCCAAAACTCGGGAGCCGTCATCCATTCATTCGGCTGATCGTGGAGGAGAAAATAGAGAGGATCATCTATTGCTTTTTCACGTGTTTTGCCATCCGTCGTCATGTAATGACAGGGCAGCGTCCCGATGGTGCGGGAAAGAACATTGACGCAGGAGTAGACGGTGGCCTGCCTCATTGCCGAATCAGAGGAAACAGAGACACCGGAAGAGGTGGATCCGCCGCCGAATACTGAACGTATCATACGCTCCAAATCAGGAGACGTCAGCGCCCTTGGCCGCGCCATGCGGGACACAAACCCCATTATTCATCACCCCTCATAACATAGCCAATAATCATAAGCAGCCCCCCGCAGACCGAGAAGGAAATCCATGGTTCAAACAGATAAAGCCCATACCCCAGGAGGGCAAGGCCACCGAAAACGAACACGTCGCGTATATCGAAAGACTTAATAATTCGCATGAAAGCACCTGCTTTAGGTGCGATTGTAGCAAGAAAAAAAGAAAGTTTCTGTACTGGTTGCACAAAAAAAAAATGAAAAAAAATGAAAAAAAGCAAAAAAAAGACTTGACAATCCTAATCGCTTAGAATAAAATGTAATCAAAAATAGAGGAGGAATTGAAATGAATATCAGAGAATATTGCAGAATTTATGGACAGGATCCAACAAACAATTTCGCGGTTGCCTGCTATGAGGGCAACAGTATCGAGGAATTGCGAGAGGCTTTACGCAACGACGCAGATCCGGTGGATTGCGACCAATGGGGAATATCACCGGAAGAGTGGACGAATGCTATTGAGGCCGCCCTTAACGAAAGATTAGCGGACCTGGAGAGGGAAGAGAAATGAGCAAGGACGATTATTAAAAAACGATGAAAAGGGAGGAAAGAAAAATTAGAACGAGTTTGAGGGGTTCCCACGGAACATTGGACCGCTCAACTCTTATCAGGCCGCATACGGATTTCTGCGGCGGGAAAATCGACGGCTCGACCGCCTCAACCTGACAGATTGGCACGTCGGAAGCGATGGTGTCGAGAAGGTAGATGACGGATGGATGATACGTGGCGCTAAAGTATACGAGATCAGATGACAGGAGATGACACCATGACACCCAATGAATTTTCGCAACTTCACGATGATTTAGTGATGTGGATCGAATCTAACAATCTGAAAGAAAGAATCGGCATAAAGGGAAACACAATAACGTGGATTTTCGCCCAGACAAACAGAAAAAAAGCAGAGATGGTAAAACGCGGGAAATTTCATATAAAAGTAAGGGGGACATCCATTGAAGAGTTATCGAAAAAATGGAAATTCGGCAACACAGAAAACGGAGAATACTTACGCAAAAAACTACTTCAAATAGCGAGATTTAAGGGATTTGTGTAAAAAGCAGCTTGTGGAGGTGACGCCATGACAGAGAACTGCCAGACCATCAAAGGAGAGGAATACGCTATGAAAACAGTCTGCACATCATGTAAGCGATTGGTAGATGTCTCTCCGATACCCTGCGGAGGTGGGAAAATCGCTGTCTGCCCCCTGTGCGGTAAACTGGTGATGAACATATCGCTTGAGAATGCCGCCGCTCTCATGGGGCGAAAGGGGGGCAGCGTGAAGTCGGAGCGAAAGGCGAGAGCGTCACGGGAAAACGGGAAACTAGGCGGGAGGCCGAGAAAGGAGAGGAGCAATGCCGGTAATTTATGAGCCAAAAGGAAAGGCGCGAGAATATAGCCCGCTCGCGCTCAATCTATATGAAGGATGCGGGCACGGGTGTATATATTGTTATGCCCGGATGATAAGGAAAAAGTCCCGAGAAGGGTTCATCAATGCTGCCCCTCGGAAAGACATCATCCAAAAACTCGAAGACGATCTCCAAAAGCTGAACGGATCACCAAAAGAAAGCGTCCTGCTCTGTTTCATGTGCGACCCCTATCAGCAGATTGATGTTGATATGAAATTGACCCGTCTTGCCATTCGCGCCCTCAATCGCCATGGATTTCCGGTTCAAATTCTCACGAAGGGAGGCACGAGGGCTACGCGTGATTTCGATATCCTCGCCAAAAATCCAAGCAACAAATTTGCCGTCACACTCACAACCGATGACCCGGCGGAATCTCTGGAATGGGAACCAGGCGCGGCACCTCCTGAAGAGCGTATCGAAAGCCTGAGACAGGCCCATAAAGCAGGAATTGAAACATGGGTTTCCTTTGAACCGGCTTTTAATCCAGATGCTGTTTACCGGCTGATCGAGCAAACCAATCAATTTGTCGACCTCTATAAGGTCGGAAAGATCAACTATCACCCACGAGCGAAGGAAATTGACTGGCGAAAATTTCGCGTTACAACCGAAAGCATTCTAAAGTCCCTCGGTAAAAAGTATTACATCAAGGATGATCTCAGGGCCTTTGTCTAATCACTTTTTTAACTAAGCCCCCGTAACTGGGGGCTTTTTTATTTTCTGCCGAGCAAAAGCGACGCTCATATTTGCCCCACAATCGACGTTCTTGGAAGCCCCTATACTTTCTATCGCACCCCATAAAAAAGATTGCTTATATTTGACGCTAATAGACAATAATTTCAAACACTTATTGCACTCTGCCCGCCTTTATCAAAAACCAGCGAGAAGACTGCCTCCTTCAGGTGGCAGATGAATCGCTGTCCTCTCTTCAAAATAGTTCTTGACTTTTAAGCAAAATGATATTAATATACAAATATGCATAAAAGAACATTCAAATATCGTCTTTACCCGACGGCCAAACAAAAGAAAGCATTGCAATCTTCGCTTGATGCTTGCCGCTGGGTGTATAACGAGACGCTTGCCACGCGCAAGAAGGCGTGGGAAGAAAAACAGGAATCGTTGTCTTTGTACGATACCCACAATCTTTTGACTCAATGGAAAGAACTTAATCCTGATTTGACAAACGCCTATTCTCAATGTCTTCAAAATGCACAACTTCGAGTCGATCTTGCTTTCAAGTCTTTCTTCCGAAGGATTAAAGCCGGTGAAAAGCCCTGTTATCCTCGTTTCCGTAGTTTTGACAGATATGATAGTTTTACGTTTCCACAAAGCGGATTCAGATTGTCCGGAGATAAGCTTAGACTGTCCAGGATTGGTTCTGTCAAAATGAGGAATCACCGAGAGATTGATGGCATGATCAAAACATTGACTATCCGCCGAAGCTCTACCGGAAAATGGTATGCTTCTTTTTCTTGTGAAGTGCTCCCACATCCGTTGCCTAAAATTGATCCGGTGATCGGTGTAGATGTTGGATGTTCTGCCTTTGCTACGCTTTCGACCGGTGAAAAAATAAACAATCCCCGCTTCTTCAAAACAGAAGAAAAGAAACTTGCGAAAGAGCAACGCAAACTTTCCAAACAAGAAAAAGGAACTATTCAAAGACAGAAAACAAAGAAAATCATTGCGCATATTCACGAAAGAATTGCCAACAAACGCCAGGATTTTGCCCACAAACTCTCTCACAGACTGGTAAAAGAAAATCAGATAATAGCCTTTGAGAAACTCGATATCAAAGAGATGATGTCCAACCATAGTAAAGTATTTGGACACAAACTTAACCGAAGCATTAGCGACGTGGCGTGGAATCAATTCATGCACTTCACAGCCTACAAGGCGGAAGGAGCCGGTAGGCAAGTGGTTTTCGTGAATCCGCAGAACACAAGTAAACAGTGCTCTCGTTGCGGACAGCTTGTTGAAAAAACTTTGGCTGATCGTGTGCATCGTTGCTCCTGCGGTCTCGTTTTAGACAGAGACGAAAACGCCGCTATCAATATTTTAGCTCTTGGGCTGAAGAGCTTGGGGCTTGCCCCTAGAAGCCGCCTGCTTTAGCTGGCGGAGCAGTCACTTTTCCCTTCCCTCCCGCATATCCTGAGCAGTTCCCCGCGCGGCACCCGAAGCGACTTCTCCCCGACCCTGAACGCTTCGATCTGGCCTATGGATATCTGATAGTAGAGCGTCCTGACCGGCACATCCAACAATGTGCTTACCTCGTCGATTCTGAACGATTGCTTGTCCGGGATTTTCATTTTCACCCTCCTGAAATTACGTTGTCTCTTTTGTCAAAACTTCAATGTCCATTCCCTTGACAAGCACCAAAACCTTTACCCGAAAGCCAAAATCTTCCATAGTCTGTTCTACGGCTCTTTTTATGTTGTCGCAAGCTTTCTCCGACAACCAACTGACTGGGTATCGCAATACAATAATGTCGTTTTCTTTGACCTCCAACTTTTTTATTGATTGAATTGGTTCCAAAATGTCTCTTACCCGTTCGTTTGTATTCTTTGGCCTAAAAAATCCTAACATTAATTCTAACATTGTCTCACCTCCTAGAACGCAACGGTTTGCAAAATCTGCTCCTTCGTTTTACCCTCATACACCGACATTTCTTTATGCGCCAGGGATCGCCCCCACGCCATAAACGTCGCTACGGCCCCGTCGATCTTCTCGGTGGCCTTCGACTTGTCCGGCTGTATGCTTCCGTCAGCCCTCGGAGATACGACCAGGTTGTCGAAATTCCATCGTAACACCGGATTGCCGTCGTGTAATACTCGCCCTTCTATAACCGACTTCAGAAGTGAGTTCATCGGCTCATTGAAATACTTTGCCAACTGCGGCATTTCTACCATCGTGATGTCATGATCATTCAGAAGCTCATTGGCGAGGTGATCCGCAAACTTCTTATCATAAGCGATTTCAAGCAGATTATAGTCTTCAGCGGCTTTCAGGATGTCCCGCTTGATCCACTGCAGGTCGATAGTTTCCCCCGGTGTCGCCGTAAGCCAGCCCTGATCCCGCCATATCTCGTAATGCACTTTGTCGGTTCGTGATCTCCTGATGATATTCTCCTCGGGACAGTAGAACTTTGGCAGGATGACGGGGAGTTCGTCGTTGCCCTGAGCGGGGAAGACCAGCACGAAAGCGGACAGGTCTATCGTCTGCGCGAGGTCTAACCCGCCGACGCATGGTCGGCCCTTCAGTCCTTCAAGGTCGATATCTCCCTTGCATGCGTCCCATTTATCAGACGGCCAAAAACGCACAAGGCTGGTGATCGGGATATTGAGCCGGAAACGGAGGAAGTTCTGATACTCCACGGGATCATGCTTTACGCTGTCGAAGTCTTCTCGTATCTTATCAAGAGTGAATATCTGTCCCAGTGAAGGATTAACACGTTTCCACACCTCCTCATCTCGGGGATCGTCTTTATCTTTATCGGCGATGTACAGCACCGGCAAAAAGTTCGGTTGGTCGATAATGCCCTGTTCGATCTGGATCGCCTTCGTCCGGATCTTCCACCAGATACTTTCTCGGTTATAGATCCCCGCCGTGGTAAGCACCATGACAAGCTGCTGCGCCCGTGCGTAATCGGTGCCGCTTGTCAATACGTTCCACAACCTATCATTCGGCTGCGCGTGAAGTTCATCGAAGATTATTGCGGAGGGCGAAAGGCCGTGCTGAAGCTCTGATTCAGAAGATAGGACTTGATAAAAGCCACTGTTGCGCTTATTGATGATCCGCTTCCGCGAGTCCAATACCTTTAAGTGTTTGGACAGCACCGGACTTGCCTTGACCATTTCGGCGGCGGCGGAGTACACAAGACCGGCCTGCTCCCTGTCCCCGGCGGCCGAGAAGACTTCCGGCTTACCCTCCCCATCCGCGCAGAGCATGTACAATGCAATGGCGGCTCCACATTCTGTTTTCCCCTGCTTCTTTGGTACCTCACAGTAAACGAACCGGTATTGCCGCAATCCATTCTCTTTCACCGTCCCAAATGCAGGTAATATGATTTTCTCCCATTGCCACGGCAGCAACTTAAACGGCTTGCCCGCCCATTCGCCCTTTGAGAATGTAAGATTCTCGATAAACTTCTTGACTCGTTCTGCTTTGGCTCGATCAATCAAGTAATTCCTCCATCTCTGACTTCTCCCTCCTGGCCTTCACCATCAAGCTCCCGATTTTCGCCATCTGGATTGACGACAGCCCCAGGTTCTGGCTGTACCGGTCCACCAGCTGACCGAGCTTGTGTTGTGCATTGAAATAGGGGTTGTACATCCACGCCTTCGTCTCCTTGTCCCTGTCCTTCACCGCTACTACTATTTGCGGATTCTGCGCCAGCTTCTCACTAACTTCAACGTACTGCGCCCACGCCGTCGCCAGGAGTTCAAGTTGAATCGCGTTCGCCGCCTGTAGCAACCCGTAATTGTCCAGCATGGCCGCCAACTCTTTCCATGCCTTCCGTTCTGCTTTTGAGAATCGCCTTGGACACCGGGGCCTGATCTCTTTTTTGGGGGTCGGCTCCAGCTCTGCCCGATCCCGCTGGTCTGAGTAGAGCTTGCCTTTCTCAAGCTCAAGCAATGCTTTTGGTTTTGGCTTGCGGCCTTTACCCATTGGGGAGCCTCTGTATTTCAATCCCAGGGAATGCATCGGTCATGCGCTGAAGGATTACAGCACAATAGTCTGGGCTAATTTCAATCATTCGACATTTTCGCTTTGTATTTTCAGCCGCAACCATCGTCGAACCACTTCCACCAAAAAGATCAGCCACAACGCCACAATTCGGGCAACTGTTCAGGATGGCGTTGGCCACCAAAGCGATGGGTTTCATAGTAGGATGTAGATCAGATTTTAATGGCTTGTCGATTTCCCATGTCGAAAACTTATGTTCCCCAAGGCCGTAAAAATCATGAACATTTACCCATCCGTAGAGAATCGGCTCATGTTTGTAATTATAATCCGCTCGTCCGAGCACATGATTGTTTTTTACCCAAATAATCATATGCCGAAGGATGAGGCCCGCCTTTTGCATCATCAGCATCATCATCATAAGAAGTTCACCCCCTTGTGGGGCGGTTATATAATAACTCGATCTATCGGCTCAACTAGCGGCAGGTCATCCCAAGTCGATAAAAGACTCATGTCCCATTCGCCTTGTTGCGTATTATCACGGATTGTAATTTCTTTTTCCTTCTCCTCGGTCAATCCCTCCATAAGATATGTCGGGGCTTCCTTGAGTCCTGCTGCTTTGGCTGCTTCATATCTCTGGTTCCCGGCTATGATAACCATTTCGCCAGTCCGATCGGATAGGATCAATGGCCGTGCCTCAAAGAATTTCGGGTTTTCTTTAATAGACTCGACAAGATTTTGAAATTGCTTATCCTTGATTATCCGAGGATTCCCCTTCAGCTTTTTCAACTCTTTTAATTTTCGGTATTGCATTTATTTTTCCCTAAGACTCCAATTTCTGAAAAACTAAAACGCGAC